GCAAAAGACTTTGGTAAGATGATGGTAGGGCTTGGTGCATCAGTTGCACTTGTTCTAATGATCCATTATATTATTGTACCTAGTGGACTATAAAAAAGTGGGGGAGATTATTTCTCCTCTACATTAAAAAAATCTCTTGACAAACAGAATCAAATATGTTACATTTAATACTATAACCTAGTGGAGGTGTTTATGATTATTTCAACCTATTTTAAAGAAGACGCAGGTCAGAGAGCACGTGCAGAGGTTGTAAAAAACCCTGATGGTACTCACAAGATTGATTATTATAATATTAGTGGTGATTTGTTTCACGAAGAGTATTTCCCGAATAAGAGTGTCTTCTACGTAGAGGATGCAGCAAAGAATTGGGCCTCTGGCATAAAGGTGTTAAATGGGTAAAGTTCCAGGTGTAAATGGTAATACATATGAGGTTGAAGTCAGTTCAAAGAAAGCTGATCCTTATGTTAAGATTGCAGGTATTTTGGTAACTAGTGATATAGATAAAGTTCACTTATTCTTGAAGGCATATAAAATGGGCAGAGATCATAAAAAAACAGAAATAAGAAATGCATTAAACATATGACTGATTTAACAGCGGAAAAAATACATAAAGAAATAGTTAACTATATTAACAGGGATGTAACTATTATAGATGCTCTAGTTTTTTATGCACAGAAATACGATATTGAAATAGAAGTATTGGGGGAGATGATTAAAAAATCACCAATACTAAAATCTAAAGTTCGTGATGATGCCGAAAAACTAAGCTTAGTTGAGGAAACAGTAAAGCTACCCCTATGAGTATATATTCAACAAAAGATGCATTTAATCTTTATGTGTATTTTCTTGCTTTGAAGAGGCACTTTACATCTAACTATGATTTTATAAAATATAATGGCAAGACAAGAGCAAATGCTATGTCTTTTGAAAACAGAAAGGATAAATTTTACTTCTATCGACTTTCCAGAATGCCTGAAGCGAAGGAATATATTTTTGCAAATATTCTTGAAAACCCTGAAGTTTGGGTAGGAGAGTTGCTAGAGGATAAAGCGAGGGGGGTGTATGAAAGTTGGCTCAAAGTTCAAGAGTCTCTTTCATACACTTTCCGCAATGACCTTGGTAAGCTAGATTATGATGATCCTAATAAGGATATTGAAACTTCAGGAGAACATCCAAACCTTCTGAAACTTTATATGCAAGGTCATTTCCATATCGAATCACTAATCATACTTGATGGTATGATGAAAATATTTTCGTATTGGAACAAAAACATTCAGGATACTATACTGTGGCCTGATATAAATAGAAAGTGTCAAAACTATGGACCATTTTTACACTATGAAAAATCAAAAATGAGGAAAATAGTACTTGACAAATACAAACATTTATACTAATATACAAAGACATACATCGCAATACATCGTACATTAAGGAGACACGATAATGACTACATCTTTTGCAGCAATGAAGAAAGCACGTTCAAACTCTTTCGACAAGCTAAATTCCCAACTACAAAAACTATCTACGCCTAACAATAATCAGAATGAAGATTATTGGAAGTTAGAAGTTGACAAAGCAGGTAATGGTTATGCTATTATCCGTTTTCTTCCTGCACCGCAAGGTGAAGAAATGCCATTCGTCCGTATGTGGGATCACGGATTCCAAGGACCAGGTGGGTGGTATATTGAAAACTCATTAACAACTTTAGGACAGGATGACCCTGTTTCTGAATATAACTCTCGCCTTTGGAACGATGACGGTTCCAATACAGCGAAAGAGCAAGTGCGTAAACAGAAAAGACGATTGTCCTTTCACGCAAACATCTATGTTGTAAAAGACACTACTAATCCTCAAAACGAGGGAAAGGTGTTCCTTTACAAGTTTGGTAAGAAAATCTTTGATATGCTGAATGACGTTATGAATCCTCAGTTCGAAGATGAATCGCCAATCAACCCATTTGACTTTTGGGAAGGCGCAGACTTTAAACTCAAGGCACGTAATGTCGAAGGTTATCGTAACTACGATAAGTCGGAGTTTGCATCACAGGATACCGTATCTAACCCTGATGGTGTAAAGCTATCTGATGAAGAAATGGAAACCTTGTGGAGTAGCCAAAAGTCATTACAGGAAATCATCGAACCTAAAAACTTCAAGTCCTATGATGAACTGAAGACTAAAATGTACAAAGTTCTAGCTCTTGATGGCGGTATCCACGCACCCACCAACACCGCAGAGGACGATGATTTGGGGATGGACTTTACTCCAAAGTTCCAAGAGCGTTCTGCTCCTACTATGGAGACTGCTCCATCCCCAGCAATATCTTCATCAAATAATGATGACGATGATACGTTGGAGTTCTTTAAGGGCCTAGCCAACGATTAAGTCTAAAAAATGTG